CAAACTATTTATTTAGCTCTTTACGGTGGCAACGTTGAGCAAAATACTACAAGCGAGGAAACGGATTTAGAGGAGAATTTTGACTATTGGGGTAACCAATTATTTTATTCTAACAATACAGATAAATGGTTTAATTCACAAACGGAAAGGACTTTGTCGACCGTCTCGTTAAATGGAGAGGGTAGGAAATTAATCGAGGATGCAGTTAATGCGGATTTACAATTTCTTAATAATGTGGTTAATTTCGAGGTTGAGGTTAGTATCTCATCTAATAATAGAGCAGAAATATCTATATTTATTTCAGAATTTCAAAATCAAGCTAATCGACAATTAAAAATGGTTTGGGAAAATTCAAGAAATGAATTAATAATACAGGAAATTATATGACAACAATATTAGAATTAAAAGATCAAATCAGCAAAGATCTTCGGAATAGACTTAATATATCGGATGATAATTTAAAAAAAGTTTTAGACGCTTTGTCTGGAGTTTTAGCTGCTCAATTTAAACTGGCTTATTTAGGATTAGAAGATACTCAAAGAAACTTATATCCAGATACCGCAGATACTTTTGAAAATGGCGGATCTTTAAATCGTTTAGGAAGAATTTATTTAAATCGAGAAATAAGACCAGCCACCTCTGCAATTTATAGGGTAAATGTTACAGGCGTAGAGGATAGCGTTTTGAGGAGCGGACTGACCTTTAAATCAAATATTGATTCAGAAAATCCAAATAAGTTATATATTTTAGAAAATGAATATACATTAACAGGCACGGATGATACAATTACTGTGAGATCAATTGGTGGTGGTTTAGATTATTTTCAAGATAATGACAATAATCTAACAATTACGGAACCAGTTATTGGTGTAGATAAAACGGTGGTAATAAATAAAGATGGAGCTGGATCTCTTTTTCAAGATCCAGTTAATGCAGAAACGACTCAAGAATTTAGAAATGCAATTTTAAACGCTATTCAATTGGAGCCTCAAGGCGGCTCAAAATCTGACTATCGGATTTGGGCTTCGGATGCTGCTGGAGTTCGTTTTGTTTATCCGTATGTGAAAGATGGAGAAGCTGGAACTGTTCAAGTATTTGTAGAATCTTCTGATAATGGAGGCGTTCCCACTCAATCTATTTTAGACGAAGTGGAAGAAGTTATTAATTTTGATCCAGACGAAACCAGACCATTATCTGAAAGGTCAAGGCGCCCAATACAAGTTTACTTGGAGGTTTTGCCAATTGATCCTGTAGATGTAGAGATAAACATTACGGGATTAATAGATAGTAGCACTGAGATAAGAAATGCAATAGAATTAAACTTAATTGCTTTTCTTAAGAATATTAGACCGTTTGTTGATGGAGCTGATTTATTAAGAAACAAAAATGATATATTATTTGTCGCAAGATTACAGGGGGTTGTTACTGATGTTTTAGATGCTGATAATTTTTTCAATGATTTCAGCATGTTAATTGATGGAGTAACTCAAACAAGTTTTATATTTTCAAAAGAAAAAATACCAAATCTGATAAATGTAAATTACTTATAATGAGCGAAAAAACACAGCATGGAATAAATGCTAAATACGGAATAAGAACTCGACATAAATTTCCAGAAAGTTCAATTCAAACGGAAGATAATGTTTTAGTTACTGAATTATCAAATTTAGTAAATGAGTTGTACCCAACAGGTCGCGCATTTTACAAGCAAAAAGGGGGAACTTTTGATTTACTTCATGATGCAATTAATTTGAGTTTTTTGAGATTTGTCAAGAAATACAGAAATTTAATAGATGCTAGTATTCCTGATAACGAAAACTTTACTGCTGATGACGCTTCTTTTTTAGAATTTAAATATGGATTAATTGATGGCACTGGAAATGATTTAGAACTTAGAAAATCGTCATTAAGGCGGAAAATGGGCCATCCAAACAACATAAAAGGAAGGCAATCAAAAAATTTTATAGAGGATCAGTTAAGAATTTCTGGTTTTAATGTTCGTGTTTTTGAAAACACACCTACATTTGCTTCCGTAGGGATTGGATCAGTAACCTCGAATATACCTATATATAAAACACCTGGAGAAATTGGAGCAGAAGCGGTGGAATCAACTCAGCACGGAGAAGAAACTCAGCACGGAGAAGGGTCTTTTCATGGAGGTGTAACTTTTGAAGTAATTGCAAATAAAATAGATGCAAACGAATCCTATGGCGTTGGCTCTAATCTATGGGCTAGCTTTTTTATTTGCGGTGAAAATCTTGGCGAAAACGCTGTAATTCCAGAAAGCAGAAGGCGGGAGTTTAGAGAATTAGTATTAAAATTAAAACCAGCTCATTTAGCTGCGTATATATTTGTTAACTTTACATAAATAAAAAATAATGGCTAGAAATAAAGCAACCTTAGTAAATATAGACCTTTCAGATCCTTCAAACTATCTAAACGGCAGGATAAAAGATAACACAGGGTCTGGAGATGGAACACCTGTTAATGAAAGGGTTTATGGAGATATTCACCAATTAGTAGCAAAACTGATGAATTTAGCTGGTCTATCTTTTAACCTCTTACCAGAAAATGAAGCAAACGGCTATCAACTTATTGAATCGTTAAGAAGTTTAGCTACAAAAAATGATTTAAATTATGATTTAAGTAAATCAGGGAGTATTTTAACTTTGCCTATTAGGTTAAATAAAGTAACTGAAAACGAAATATTAAGAGCTAAAGCAGGCTTTAATAAAGGATCGGAAACTACAATTAAGGGTACTCTAGACAACGCAAATAAACCTGTTTCTTATTTAGGTGATTTTAAGGAAAATGAATATGTAAGATTAATCAATACGGCTTCAAGCGTGTTAATTATACGGGAGGTAGACGCTTTTAATTTAGGAACAATAGTAGAAGAGCTAAATTACTTAAAAGCAGCTACGCAGCCACAAGAAAACACGGGAACAAGCAACGAGGCAGCTACAACGCCGCTAACAAATAAAACAGCGTTTACGGAAAGGGTTAATGGCGATGATAGTGATGATTATTTAGCCAGTACAGCTCGAAACGGTTTATTATCTTCTGAATTTTGGGATATAATTGATGGCATTGGAACGCCAGCTCTAAGAAACAGAGGTAGTTTTATACTAGGCAGCGTAAAAGGCTCGGGGGTAGGAACTACATTTGTTTCAAGCGGAGATATTACAGCGCAAAAAACAGGTGAAACAGCAAATGGTGATGAAGTTACTTTAACATTTGCTAATGCAATGGATGATTTAGACTATAAATTTATTATGAGTTTGCAAAGTTTAGGAACTTTTGGATTTGATAATGATATTAAACCTTTAAATTTTAAAACCTCAAATACAACGACAGGGAAAATATTTATTGAACAAACAAATTCAATTCCACAAAATATTAAAATTCATATTGATGTAATTCAACTATAAAATAAAATAAATGAGAACAATAAGAGATTTACCAATCGTACAGGACGGAAATAATACGCTTTTTCCAGACGGACAAATTAAAAACGAAACGGCAACTCAAGACGGAACTCCAGTTGTTAGGGAAATTTACGGCGATGTTATAACTAACATTTATAAAATTATAAGAGATGCGGGGGTTGATTTTACAGAAACAGAAGACAGCGAAAGCACTCAATACCAGCTCCTTGATGCTTTAAAAGTATTTGTAAATGAGCTAAACGATGTACTTCAAATTCTAACCGTTGACGAAAATGACGTATCTATAAATGTTGATTTGGATAATTTGCCCGATAATTATGTTTTTATTGGTCAAGTTTCTGAATTATTATCATCTTCAGAAACTTACGATTTAACAGGAACGGGAACAAATACTTATTCGTTTAGTCCAGAGTCTAATATTAACGCTAATTCGCAAGTGTTATTAGTAATTAACAATTCATCTGGAGTTAAATTAATTGACTTGTCAAAAGATATAGTTCAAAACACTATTAGTCTACCTTTTAGCGGCGTATTAAGTTATAATTCAACTAATTTAAGTTATTATCTATCTGACGGATTTATTCTTACAAATAACCCGCAGTCAGAAAATGTTCAACAAGTGATTAGGGTTGACCAAGGCGATAACGACATATTAATTTATGACGCAGTAATTCATAAAGAAGCTTTGGTTTGTATGGCCAAAACAGACGCCGCCACGGTTTATGATTTCTATATTTTTAGATTAGATACTTTAAATTCAGTAGTTACTAAATTTACACCAACTCAACAAACATCTACTGATCATATTCCTTATTTATTTGCTGATAGTGATTTTGTTTATTTGAGCAATTTAGGAAACAATGATGCTGATGATTTTAAATTAAGATCTTATTTGTTTAATACTACAACTTTTACTTTTGCCGCATCTTCCGACATAACTTTAGATTCTAATTTTCAAAAAACAACAAATTATTTTATAAAAGATTCAAAATTTTACACTTTTATAAATGGGAATTTATACAGCTATCCAGTTACTGGAGGTACTAGAACTTTTGAAAAGTTTCTAAATAATACTAACGGTCAGGTGTTTACACAGGATTCTAAGATTTATTTTAAAAGTGGATTTACTGGTAATTTGTGGAATATATAAATCCGAAGCGAGCAACCGTGAAAAATTAATTGCAATGTAATGCTAAAACTAGATGCAGACGAGGTTATTAAATTGACTGTTAAGCTTGAAAAGCTACACAGGTCTGCTTTACCTAGTGCGGTTAGAAATACGCTAAACAATGCCGCTTTTGAAACTAAAAAAGAAATTCCAATTCAAGGGGCGAAAAGATTTATTACTAGGAATAAAGGTTTTTTAAAGGCTTTTAGTACCGTTGATAAGGCTAGCGGATTTAAAATTAATTCAATGGTTTCTATGGCTGGAATAGATTCTAAAAAAAACGCAGACATAGCCAATGAAATGGAGAAACAAGAGTTCGGTGGAAATTTAGATACTGGTCGTTTAGTTCCACATGATGATGCTAGAATATCAAAAAGTAAAGGGCGAAGGTTAAAAAGAAAAAACCGTTTAAATACTTTGGAAGCTCATAACGCTGGAAATGCTTTTAAATCTCATAAAGGAACTAGAAATTCTAAATTCGTTGCAGCCGTAATGTCAACTGCTGCAAGCGGAAAAAAGTATATGCTTTTAGGTAGTACAGGAAGGGGTACTTTATATGAATTAAGTGGCGTTAAGAGAAGTACAAACACCCAAGGCCCTAGATTTAAATTAAAAAAGTTATTTATATTAAAAAAGACAGAAAGCGCAAATGTAAATGGTAGGGGTTTTATAAGAGCAGCAAAAACGAAAGCTTCAAAAAAGATAAACATATTCTACAAAAAAAACGCAGAATATCAACTTAAAAAACACTGGAAATAATGGCTTGGAAAGATAATCTTGAAAACATAAAATTCACTATAAAAACAGGCGATGGATCTGTTTACTATCCACTTTGGCGAGATAGCACGAAATCAACAAAACTCAATTTTGCAAAGTATGATTTTATAAACGTAAAAGGTTCTTTTATTGATCGAAAAGAATCTGAATCTGGATCTTTTCCGCTTAATTTTTATTTTACTGGTGATGATAATTTAGATCAGGCAAAAGCTTTTGAAAACAGCGCAAAGGATAAAAGATTGTGGACTGTTACTCATCCTTTTTATGGAACTTTAAGTGGTCATCCGACCAATATAGAGAGGAATGACAATAGTTTTGGCAATACAGAAATAAACGTTTTATTTTGGGAAAGCATAGCTGATGATTACCCACAAGATACAGATTCAATACCAGATGAAGTTAATGAGCGCGTTAATCAAATTAATAGCATAGGAATACAAAATTATGTTTCAAAAGCTGAGCCACAAACAGGCGATATAAACGATTTAAAATCATCAATTGAAATTTCGGCGGCTAGATTTGAGCCAGACTCCATAAATTTTAACGAATATACGGCTTTAAAAAATAAATCTTTAGGAAATTTAAATTTACTTGTTCAAGAAACTGAGGTTGCAATTAGTAGCGCTCAATTAGTGTTAAGTGAACCGGCTAATTTTGAAAGAAATATAAGAAGTAAAATCGATTCAATTAAAGAGGCTTATGCAGAAATAAAAAATACTATAAATCCAGAAAATCGGCAAAGTAAATATTATTTTGAATCTCAAGCGGCTACTTTATTAGGCAATTTCGCAAAATCTTCGGTTAACCCGTTGCCAAATGATTATATAGTTAGGTCCGATATTGAAAGCGTAAATTCTGAAATGCTTAATTTGTATAATGATTATTTAGCCACTATTGATGCAAATCAAATTCCTTTAGAAAATACAAGCGATGAATATTCTCCAGATATAGATTTGCAATCTGCATTAATTGACTTAATAACTTATAC